CTTTTTCAAGTCAACGATGGATACATTCAAATTGGAAAAAAGATTCTGGAGAGGCTTCTGAATTTCAATGGTCTGGAGGAGTATGGCCTGTCGGAAACAGAAAAGGAATACGAACAACTGAAGATGCAAGATTTTATTCAATAACATCCAAATTTGATGAAGCATTTGACAATTCAGGAAAACCACTTGCTTTAGCATTTACTGTCAAACATGAACAAAAAATTGATTGCGGAGGAGGATATGTCAAATTATTACCACCATCAACAGATCCAGCAACTTTTAATGGTGAAGCAAAATATGCAATTATGTTTGGACCTGATATATGTGGATCTTCAACAAAAAAAGTACAAGCTATTTTTCATCATAAAGGTGAAAATTTATTAAAAAAAATCTGATGTAACTGCACCAGAAGATGAATTTACACATTCATATGTTTTAATTGTAAAACCTGATGATACATATGAAATTCGTGTTGATGGAAAAATTGAAGCTTCAGGAAATTTAAAAGATGATTGGGATTTTGAAAAGCCAAAAACAATCAAAGATCCTAAAGCAAAAAAACCATCTGATTGGGTTGATAATGAATATATAGATGATCCTGATGACAAAAAACCCAGTGATTGGGAAGATCAACCAGAAAAAATAGTAGATCCTGATGCAACTAAACCTGAAGATTGGGATGATGAAGAAGATGGAACATGGGAACCACCAACTATTGATAATCCAAAATTCGCAGGAAAATGGAAACCAAAACGAATAAAAAATCCAGCATTCAAAGGACCATGGAATCATCCTGAAATTTCAAATCCTGATTATGTCGAACATGTTGATGTTCATAAACGAGGTTCAATAGGTCATATTGGAATCGAAATATGGCAAGTCAAATCAGGAACTGTTTTTTCTGATTTTATTGTTGCTGATAGTGTAGAGGAAGTAGAATCTTTTTTGAAAAATAGAAACGTATCCAAACAAGATGAAGAAGCTGCAAAATCTGCTTATGATGAAGTTAATAAACCTGCAGACAGTAATGAGGATCATGGTCATCAACATGGTGGTGGTGGTGATGATGATGATGACGATTCTTTCAAATCCGATTTGTAAAAATAATTTGAAATTTTGTTCACTTTGTTTTTTGTTTTTTTTTTTAAATATAAAATCTAACTAATATTATTAATAGCTCAACAGTCACCACCATTCATAATCCTGAAGGTGATTCTGCCAAGGGCCAACATTCTTAGGACGATGAACTTCACGATCTAAAATTGACAATTTTAAAAGCTCATCACGAGTGGGAAAATTAGAATGAACAATTTTATAATTAATCTTCCTTAAATACTTACAATCTTCCTCAAGCCATTTAGGTAAATTACGAAACAAATAATCGGGACCAACTATACGAGATGAAATCGCAAATGAATGGTTGTAAAGATACTCAAGAAAATAATAAGATATCGGATCAACACCAAGGGTATCATATGCCAAACCAATCAATCGAGAAAGATTAAGATAAATCGGAGAATCTCTATACTTAGGAACACCTGCACGCCATTGATATTGAGGAAAAGGTCGATAAGGAACAACCTTAGCAATCAAAGGACAAACATGATGAAGATTAAAATTAGCTGATTCAATAAGATGACGTTTCAAATAAGTTGGACCAGTATATGCATGACTAACAACCTCATTATTTTGGACATTCAAATACGTCAAAACACTAGTGAATTCTTCAAAATTTTTCATTTGAATACAATGAGCCGCAGCCATATATTGAGCAAAACCACGAATGTTAATAACATCCCTCAAAACCTTGGGATAAATTTTTAAAAGATCATCACCATAAACAAATATCGCAATCATTCTATAAGCCAAATTTTTCCAAATTAAACGACGATTGGAAACAGAAGAACGCTCCATTACATTAAATATGTAGGACAACCAATAAATCACACCCACAATCCATGAATCTCCATGACTTGTTTCCAACGAACCAGACGGCATAACACCAATCAATAAAACATAATCCCTGATCCACCGAACAGTCTTACCAGCAAGTTGCTCAGCACATGACTCCAAAATATACTGAAACATACGATAATTAGGATCATCATCATCACGCCTAATCCAAATTTGAGCAAACATCATATAAATAACCAAAGGAAGAGCGGTTATTACAGTATCAAGGGCTTTTATATCACCAGAAGAAACTAACATAGAACCTTCGGCAACACGACGATAAGAACAGTTAACATTTGTTGGAGAATCCCCAAAAAGAGCAACTCTCTCATACTTATCACACATATCACCACACAAAGCACGATACAACATTTCAGCACCACCACGCGTCCAAGTAAAACCAATAGAAATATTAACAGTCATATTTCGAGCAAAACCTTCCCCATAAATATCCTTACAATCAGGAAAATAAGTCCGCTCACCTTTCATTCTAGTTATAAAAAACTGATGCAACAAGTAATCATTAGACAAGAAAAACAATCTGCTTTTCATATACATCTCTTTAACAGTAACATCATCATACTTTCCTTCATCAATAGGAGAAAGATTCTGCTCCTTAACTGACATAGTTGTAATAAAAGATTTAACATTCTTAGGATAAGGAACAAGACCATCAACAGTTTCATCCAACGCAATAAAACATGTCTCCAACATCTCTTTAATTAGTAAACATTGAGACTGACGCTTTGAGGGATGAAGCTGACACTCAACAGTAGTAATAGAATCAAGAAGCACAGGGTCGAATTTCTGCCATTTACGATAACCGCATTTCGAATTGCTAAATTTTAACAAATCCAAGTCTGATGGTTTAAAATCAAACTTGAATTTCTGCAAGTTAACGCAATACTTATAATAAAAGTTCAAAGAACGATGAACATCATTGAACCTAAACTCAGGAAGAAAAGAAATATAATTCTTAGGAAGTCTAGAGAGTTTTGAACCCAAACCAACTAAAGGATTAAAACACGCATTAGAT